CCATGTAATTCAGGACCTCTTCGGTTCTTTACTTTGAGTGAAACTCGACCTTGATAGTGTATATATCCTGTAGTATCACCTATTTCCATCTGAAAACACCATTTCTTGCAATGTTCTTTGCAGAAAGTCTTGACTTCTTCGACATCATACTTCTCCGCAGGGAGCGTAAAGTCCCACGTACAAACTTGCACTTTAGCCATGACTTTAAGGAACCGTGTTCGGTTAACATGTAAGTCAGACCAAACGGCCTGTCTCTCCTTAAGTATGGTTGTCCGTCGTAAGAAATTTGTTCGTCGCCGCAGGCCAGTCCGTCGTTTCACTCGTCGTCGTCGCGTCGTCCGTCGTAGATTTATTCCCCGTAGTCCATTTTCATCTACAAAACTCGTAAAGTTGAAGTATGCCGATATTCTCAATTATTCGGTCCCTGCAGCACCTGCTCTCGGTTACACTCGTATCCGGTGCAACTCTGTATTTGATCCCGACTATGATAATAGTGGTACTAATCACCAGCCTATGTTCCGTGATGAACTCGCTGCTATCTATAATCACTACCAAGTACTCAGTGCTAAAATCACTGTTAAATTCATGTCTAACACGTTCTCTCAGATATGTGGTATCTATGTTGACGATGATACTGCTGCTCCTGCTGCTAACGTATCTCGTATAATGGAACAAAAAAAGTGCCAATGGAAGGTTCTTCCTGGTGCTACAAACAACAATACCTATGGTATTCGCCCCGTTCAAATGGTTCACAAGTGGTCTGCTCGTAAATTTCTTGGTCGAGCTCTTGCAAATCAAGCCTCTTCGAGTGCTTCTGTTGGAGCCAACCCTGCTGAAGATGTTCTTTTCTTCATTTTCACTGCTGCGCAGACTGATCTTGATGATCCTGGGACTCAACAGATCATTATCAATGTGGAATACATTGTTCGTTTCTCTGAGATGACAACCGTCGCTCAGTCTTAGGTTAATAAACCGCATTTCATAAATCCCCGCGCTTGCGCGCCCACGAGACCGACAGGTCGACGCCCCCTGGGGCCCCGCGCCCGTTCTAAGAACGCCCGCCTCCAGTCAGACCCGACCGGGTCGACTGGTCCCCCTCTAATGCCAAGGGGAGGCGAGCGGAGCGAGCCCACGACACGAAGTGTCAAACAGCCCACTGCAAGTGGGGACCCGACCGGGTCCCTTTAGCCGCGCGTTCCGTCCGAGGCGAGCGCACGCGAGCCCACGACCCGAAGGGTCAAACCCACTAGCTAAGGATACACCGCGCGAGCGAAGCGAAGTTTATTGTTAACCACAGCCCCCTAAGACCCTCCTCCCTTCTACTCACAGGGGGGGTTTGGGGGGCCCCCCCCCCATCCCGGCCCCGGAGCCGGCGGAGCGCAGGAGCGGAGCCGAGCGGAGACGCCGGTAGTCTAAGCTTTATAACCGAAGCCGCTATAGTTCCACACTGAGGAAATCTGGTTTGAGCCAGTTGAGCCAGGAGTTACAATATTATTACAGCGCAGCGCCCGTAACTCCGTTATCTCCCAAAATCGCCAGCGATCTTGTGATAATTGAGTCAGATCTGGTACAGTATTCGAAAAAACCCAAATATTAGGTGAATCAAAATATTCTTCTCTAAAGCCATATCGATCATCATATGCGTAGCCATTTTTGATCGTTTCGATGGCACTCCAGAATCCTCCACAGTTGGACTTGTTCATACTTCGTGGAAAGTCGATTAAATAGAGGTTACTCTTTGGTGTATCCATCACCATCCTCATATAATCTTTGTATGAGTCCATCATTGGTATTGCCCTGGCTAAGCCACGACAACCTGCATAGGTTGTTAGTATAGACTTACCTACATTCCCTTGAGGACACACAATCATGTTAATGGTTCGTGTGTCCCAGACATATGCATCGTCTAGGATGTATTGTTGCCATGGGTATAACTGTATATCCCTCACTTGCTTAGGAATATATTTGTCTCTGTCGGTCCATGGACCGTCTAGTTTCGTATCATCTTTTAGTACGTAAAACTCGTTATCCCTATTTTCATTACTCGTTACACTCCAATGTATACCATGTAATTCAGGACCTCTTCGGTTCTTTACTTTGAGTGAAACTCGACCTTGATAGTGTATATATCCTGTAGTATCACCTATTTCCATCTGAAAACACCATTTCTTGCAATGTTCTTTGC